AATAAATCATTATTATGTCAAAATCAAAAAAAAATAGGGAAACCTAAAAAAAACAGAGTAAATGTTGTTAAGAAGTTAAAAATAATGAATAAGAACAACGAAATCCTTTCAAGATTAAAATCTGAAATATGAGAAAATTAATAATAACCGAAGAAGAGAAAAAATCTATTTTAAGATTACACAGAATAGTTGAACAAATAGATACTAGTGTTGCACCTAAAACTTGGCAAACTATGACTCCCGCCGAAAGAAAATCTAAAAGATTAGAACTTGGACCTGAATTATATCAAGTGTATAGAGATTCCGTAAGTAAAGTTGTTCAAGATAAAAAAAAAATGGACTTTGAAAAATATGTAGTTATTAAAGGATTTTATGATGTTGTTGATGATAAAACTTTTTTGAAAGGTATTCAGGATGAAGCTAAAGATACAAATGAATATAAAGATTTTGTGTATAGAGAATGGCCGGACAAATCAGGTAAAATGTTAAAGATAAAACTATATTTAAAAGAATATCGTAAATACTTGAAAAAATGTTCAAACAGAAAAGATGTTCCTTTAGATGGTTTAAACAGTATGAATAACTCAAAAAAATCAAGTGCTGTAGATGGAGGAAGTTTTTGGAATAAGATAAACATATTTAAAGAAATACCCGGATGTCTTAATACTGATGAAGATAAAAGTGGAGTTAAAAAATAAAAAACCTCATCCTAATCGGTGGGGTTTTTTAATTTATCTTCCATCATTGAATGTACCTTCTTCTTTAATTTTTTGGTGTCCTTAATTGTTAACCCATCAACACTAACCTCATCTAAAAATACAACACGATTTATTCCCGGAGTTAACCCAAACAAACTTGAATAATGAAGACGTTTATCAGTGTCCAACAATAACATTGGTTTGATAGGTGTTTGAGTTTCTATTGCAATTCTAAACGCTCCATCAAAGAAATCACATAACATTTCATCCGTATCATTAAACTTACCTTCCGGAAATAAAAATATTGAAAACCCTTTTGATATTTCTGATTTTAATTTTCTGATACTCTCAACACGACTGCTCGACTCGGTCCGTTTAATTGTTATTACACAGGTTTTCCAAATGTAACCCAACAAAGGGATTGATGATGTTTCGTGTTGACCCAAAACTCTAAAAGGTTGATTGATACTCAACGCAATTGATGGCGCGTCCATATAGGATTTATGATTCGAGATAAAAACATATTGTTTGTTCTTATCGTGAGGTTTGTCGTAAATTATTTTGTGACGAATACCAATTAAGAAGAACCAAGATTTCGCCCACAGGTTAACCACCCGGTAATTAATATTGGTTCCTTTCATACCAAAAAATGAAAATACAAATATGATTGGGGATATTAATAACATTATTAAGACAAATGTTATTAACGAATATATTGTAAATATTTTTTTCATACAACAAAAATAAGACAATAGTTTCTTATTATCAATTTATACTTTATATTTTTTAAATGAAGAAATTGATTGCAATAAGAAAAGTTTTAAAGATGTTATATCCTGAGTTAAAGGTTATTGTTCGGTATAACAAAGACAAACATTTTGAAATCATTCTTAAAAATGTTAATTTAGCTTACGTTGACCCAACAACTTTTACACTTATGTTAAGAATTCCAGATAAAGATGCGTTGGTTGTGGAAGATTTTGTAAATGGATTGTTTGGTTATTGTTCTATTATAAATGTGGATAATTGTGTTATTAAATATTTGGGTGGTAAAAATGGTGGAGTCATAACGAAACCAAGAATATAAACTATTGATTGGTAAATAATTTTTATTTATAATTTCCTATGGAAGAAATTAAAATCACAAGAACTATTAAGTTCTCAGACAAAAAATGTGTTATGAAACCTATGGATGGTGAAACCGGTTTGACTGAAATATGGAATACCCACCCAACTGTTGATAATCCGAGAGATGTGTTTATGAAACACCAAGGAACCACGTATTATTTAGTTTCATCTAAAGAATAATTTTGACCCCCAATGAGGGGGTTTTTTAATTTAATAAGAATATGAAATTTATTATTTGTTTATTGTTTTATTTGGTTGGGTATGCACAGACTCCCAACAACATTATCATTGGAGATTCCCAAACTCCATATGTCGATAAGAACTCAAAAAAAGTTGAGAGGGTGGTTGGACTATGGAAAGGTGGAATTAATGTCCCATACCTTACAAAAATGGTTCAGAGATATAAAGTTTCATCCAATGTCCAAAATGTTTTTTTGTGTATTGGGACCAACGACTTATACGTGGATAAAGGAATTGATAAATTATTTAAGTCAATACGGATTACATTTCCAAATGCTAAGATTTATGTCATTCAGGGTTCTTGGGGTTGGGGTGGACTTAAATACACAGGTTATGATAAGGTTAAGAAATACTATAAACGATACGAGGAATTGGGTGGAACAATAATTGGACCCCCGATTGGTAAAGGTGACCCCCATTGTGATTGTCCGGTGTATAAAGAAATAGGTAGAGTTATTGATAATATCTTGTTATGAGATATTTATTGATATGAAAATAATAATAACTGAAAATAAATTACATCAAGCGATAATTGATTACCTAAATGAGAGGTATGATATCAATAATATTCATTGGACATACTTAACTGATGATTGGGGTGATGAGGTGGATTATGCAATGTCGTTCTATGAAGGTGATTTTGGAGATGATAATGATTTATTTAAATGGTACGATAAAGGATATTGGTATAGTGATGAAATGGACCATTATAGTAAAGAAATTCTTGATAAATGGGTTGAACAATCACCAATATTAAGTTTTAATGATACCGACACTCTGAATACTTTGAACGGATATTTTGGTGATAAATGGCATCAACCATTTAAAGATTGGTTTATGAAACACTTCAAAAAACCCATAAAAACCATAGAATAGTGGAAAATATTTGACAAAACACTTATTTTAATGGAAAAAAACACCATAAATGGTATAAAATTTGATATTTAATGGAAATTATGAGAAAAATTGTATTACTTTTAATGTTAGTGTTGTTAACTTCTTGTGAAGGTTATCAGGCTGTAGTATATTCATATGGTATTCGTCAACGTCCTGAACCAAGACCAAGACGTGTTTATCATTATTGTACCCCATACACTTATTATCCGGTAATGACTCCGGTTTATGTCTATCCACGAAGATTTTCCGCACCATATTTTAATGTTAGAGGGAACAACTTTGAACAACAACATCAGGGAGGAAGAAGACGTTAATTTTTTTTTAATCAATTTGGATTTTTATTTTTTTGAGATATTTATAAAAACTAGAGCAATATATTTCTAGCTTTTTATTTCTAGAATTTTTTATTATATAAGATATTAAAATTATCAAGACCCAAATTCCCTCTAATTCAGAGGGTTTTTTATTTTTACAAGTATTTATAACTATGGATATTATTATTACAGAATCTCAATTAAAATACATCATTAAAGAGACATTTAATGTTGATTACACATTTGATAGATTTAAACCAACTTTTGACCCAAAATACGGACCACCTAAAATTTTCTTCAATAATTCCGTTAAAGTTGATGGTAATAAAGATTCTGAAACTGAAATTTATAAATTCACTCGTAAAGATGGTGAAGAATATCAGTTCGATAGCCGTGATATATCTATAGCATCTAATGGAACACCTTTTATTAAATTATCGGATTTTGAAATTGAATACCCTGAAGAAGGTGATAAAATTCGTGGAATGATTGAATTAGAAAAGAAAAATAATGAAACCAAAGTTAATTCGGTTGATACTAATAAAATTATTGACAATCCATTATCCGATATTAATCAGGCATATTTTAAGAAAAATATAAGTGGTGTCCCACAAACAATATTAGATTCTATTAAAAGTGTTTATCCTTCTAATTGGGGTAAGATTGATGAGGAGGGTTGTAAAACAGGTGAAGGATTATTAGATATCGAAACCGTTGGTGTTGGACAGAGATGGTCGATTATGAATTATTTTGATACCAATCCTAAAGTGATTTATATTTTAACTAATGAATTTTTAAATGACCATAATAATTTTACAATAAATGATTTTAAAAATTGGATTCAAAGAGAATCAAAAAAATTGTTTGGAGAAAATAGTGATGTGTTAAAACAGATGGTGTCGGTGAATAAAAAAAGTTTAGAATCAGGGCTTAAAACTGAAGAACAAGCCATAAATCATTTGGTTAATAAATTTGGTGTGTCACCCGAAAAGATTGTTCAATATTGTAGTGGGTCAGAAGATGATAGAAAACTTTCTAGAGACATTAAATTCACCGTAAATGGTAGAGATTATTATATTCAAATAAAACCATTGTCGTCCATAAATAAAGTTAATGATAGATATGATGTGAGTACAAGAGGTATGAAGGATTCGTATAAAACATACAATCAAAAAACCGTTGATTATATTGGATACGCAGACAGAAATGATTTAATATTATTTCCAAACAAACAATATAGCACTCAAGAAAATGGAAGAAAGGTGATACACTATGTTGACCCTATAGAAAAAGTTTAAATAAAAAAACCCTCCTGTCCGGAGGGTTTCTTTTTATTTTTTAATTCTGTAGAAACGTAAAATTTCTTTTCTTGAAAACAATGACTTATCAAATACTTCAGGTGCTGCCCAATCATATTTTACGTAATATGTTTTAACATATTGTTTTACGGTTTCAATATCTTCTTGATTAAGATTCTTTTTTGTTTCAACAATCAGGTGACCCTCTTTTGTGTAGTAAATCTTTTGACCATATTCCATTGGTTCAGGAAGTTTGTCTACTTGTGTTGATTGTGAATAAATCTGTGTAGATAACAACAATGTAATTATTATTAATATTTTTTTCATAAAATTATTAGATTGAGATTGAATCTATGGTTTCAAAATTACCATTTTTGTAATTATCTTCAGGTGTTGATTTACCTATTTGTAGTTCTCCTTCAAAATAGTTTTGATAAGAACCCCAATATTCTTCCATTGACCCGTGTTGTAATTCACCCAAAGCATTATTAGTTTCTTCATCAAATGGTGGTTCTTCATCACCATTGGTCCATTCATCTAAATTGTCGTAGATGTATTGTAAGAACTCTTCTTCAGTTTCACCCTTGAAGTCAGGGAATTTTTCGCTATCCAACTCTACCGGAGTGTTTGCGTTGTAGGAGGTGTAATACTCCGTTTTTCTAAAATGTGATTTCATATTTATCGTTTTAATATTTCTTTATTATAAAAATCTTCAAATCCAAACATCATTTCTGTCATAGATTTATTTGTATCTAATCCAACGATGTTGTCAATTAAACCAAATTCTTTTGCCTCATCCGAGTTGAACCATTTGTCATTTCGTGATGACTCATACATCTCGTCAAATGTTTTTCCACAATTTTCCGCCAAGATTTTGAATAACATATAGTTATACTTCTCTGCCTCTAATTGGTTGATACGAGTGTCCTGAACATTTCCTGATGTCCCGTGAGACACCATATGCGTCATAATTTTTGAAAAGATTAATGAACTTCTTTTTCCTTTGGCCCCTGACGATACTAATACGGAACCCATAGACGCACACATTCCAACATTTAATGTTGCAATATCCGGTTTAATGTAGTTCATTGTGTCTCTGATACCTAACCCTGATAAAACACTTCCACCCGGAGTGTCAAGATACATACTAATATCCTTTTTATCTGTCGTTTCCAAGAAGATAAGTTGTGCTTGGATGATTGATGCCATCTGACTCTCAACCGGTCCGGAAACCCAAATAATTCTGTCCATCATAAGTCGGGAGAAAATATCAAGTTGAGTGGCTCTCATTTCTCTTTCTTCCAAGATGTATGGTGTTACACCCTCAATATGTTTTTCAAAATAATCTAAGTTAAGTCCGGACACACCTTTCTCACTCATTGCAAATTTTCTAAACTCTTTTCCGTAATTCATATTATGATTTTTTGGTTTTCTTTCTTTTTTTAGGTTTTAGGGTTGCGATAGCATCTGAGGATATATCAACAGAACCTTCTTCCATACCATACACGTCAACATTAATTTTTAATTTAAGGTTGTTATTTTTAAGTTGTTTAACTATTTTACGTTTTAGTTTTGATTTGACTTTACTTAAATTCAAATCAACTAATACATCAAACCCGGGTTTTGCTACATTTTCACTCATTACGCTTTTTGTTTAGATGGAACAATAGTTGATGCTTTTGCCACGGCAGCCTCTTTGGATTTTAATCCTTTCTCAATAAGTTTTCCGTTTTTGTAGATTCGGTAATCAAACGTCATCGAATATCCGTGTTTTTTTGTTGTATCCGGTTTTTTTGTTGCTAATACATAAATGTCGTTAAGACCTGCTTTAACAACATACTTCCCTTTTGAACTTGGTTTTCCCATTTTTAAATGTTTTAGATTATTAATATTGGACAAAGATATACAAAAAATATTATTGCAACAACTTTTTATTAAAAATATTTTTATTATATTTGGGTTATTATGGAACAGAAAAAATTTGAGAAGATATTAAACTTATTATATCCAGACCTTAAAGTGATGGACTATGCGTTATTTGAAAGGTATGACGTTGGTGAGGATGGTAAATTTGAGAATAAAATAACTTCAGCAATATTTGTTGTGGTTAAAGGTAAGTTTGAAAGTATTGGTGTTAGTATTAGTGAAGATATTACACGTATGACCGGTATTGAAGTTGTGGTAGATAAATTTGAATAAATGGATAAGAAACCGGATTTAGTTGTTTGGAGTGAAAATAATGGATATGACGCAAAATTAAAGTCGTATCCAACAAGTGCCGGGGGTCAAGGTTTTGATTTACCCAATGTTCCGTTATTTAGAACTCAATCATCAAAAAAGATGATGGATGTCTTTAATAGAGAACAACAAGAAATAAGAGAAAGGATAGAAAAACTATATGATGAGTATAATACTTCGATTATGGTATGGGAATCTAAAATTTCTTTTGAGCCAATAGTTGGAAAGTCATATTTTTTATATAACTTTGCAGGAGAATTAACATTATCATTAATCGCACCAAATGAATGGGGTCGAGAAAAAGACTTTATAGGTGAATACATATTAAATTCAGATAACAAATGGATAACAAAAGAGAAGAAATCGTAAAATACCACTTGTCAATGGGACAAGAAATAAGTGAGGTTGAATTAAACGAAACAATTACAATGAGTGACTTTAATGAATTCTTACTTAAAGTCGTTGAATCTAAAGTAGGTTTAAGAAGAAAAATAGTTTCGGTTGAAGAATATTTAAAGACAATAAAAAATGTGTAAGAAATCCTGTAAAGAATGTCCTTGGATAGTTAGGAATAAATTTAATGATATGATTATCGGACATTCAATGAAACACGACAAGTCCCACAATTGTCATATGATACCACCGGATAAAAGAGGTGGTCTGTGGGAAACAAAAGAAGAAACTAAATGTATTGGTAGAAAACAATTTGAAAAACAACAAGAATATGAAAGCAACATTATCGTATAACTTAAACGACCCGGATGACAGAATGGCTCACTTGAGAGCGGTTAAATCTTTGGATATGGCATCCGCATTATTTGATATAACAAGAAACTTAAAAAATAAAATTGAAAATCGATATGAAGATATTGATAACACAAATAATGATGTGTTTGACGGGATTGATGCTGTTTTTGATGAAATTTATGATATTTTGGAAGATAACAACATAGATATAGACGAATTAATAAATTAATGATATGGAAAAAACAGAATTAGAATTTGTGTATTTTATGAGAGGTACATCAGGGTCGTTTATGTCAAATTTATTTCAAACTATTTTTAGTGCTGATTTGGAAAATATGAGAAAATTATCGTTAGGGTTTCCTAATGAAGTTGATGTGGTTCATAGATATCAAAATGAAGAAGGTTATTGGCAAAAATTACAAAAAAGATTAGAGTAAGATGAAAAAGTTAATTATATTATTAAGTTTAGTGTTAACATCGTGTTATGTTCCTGAACTACGTGAAGGGCCGATTAGCAATACTGGACCAATCATTATAACTCCACCATCTAACGGTGGAACAACAACAACCCCAACATTGGTTGGGCAAACTTGGCATATATTTTATTACCGAGTTGGGCCAACTAGTCAAGTAATGATGACTAACGACACGTTGGTGTTCTTAACCTCATCAACATATAAGTTTAATGGTTATCAATCAACATATCATTTAACACCAACCGGGTCAGGATATAACTTAAGTTTATATGAAACAACTTGGGGTAATTTGAGTGGTTCAATATTATCAAACAATATTACTCAGGGACAAATATTGGGAACCAAGTTTGTGGATATCTCAACCGGGTCATCAAATACTACGGAATATTACTTATGGATGAATAAATTATAAAACTATGAAAAAAATACTATTGATGTTCCTAATTGGAACGATGACAATGTTCTCACAAACAATAAAAGTGAAAGGGGTGACATTATCTTATGATAAGGTTAAGAAAATTATGACATTGACAACCACACCAAAGGTTATGTATACGAATGATGCGGATATGGATGTGAAAATTGTAATTAATAAAGAGTTTGCGCTTAAAATGACAATTGGTGGTGTTAATTATTCTGTAACTGAGGCGTTTTTTGAGCATTCGGGTCACGTAAGAGATATGGGTTGGGTTTTTATGACGTATAAACCTAAAGGGTGTAAGGAAATTAAAAACAATTATGTTTTTCAGTTCACAGGTGTTGAACCCGGAGAATATATTCTGACCGTGAGTAATGTGTGTGATGAGAAATATGTGACCAACGAACAAACAATGTCAATTCAAATTAATTAATATGGATAACAAAATTTACGAATACATAAAGAACGGAATTACAATTGATGGTAATCCAATTGACGGATATAAGGTTTTTACCATCCCAACACAACATTTCAAAATTGATTCTTTACATCAATTAACACCGGAAGTGTTTGAAGAAGCGATTAGAAAACAGAAAGAAATAGAAAACTTAGTTATTGAAATGTTTAATGAGGTTAGTGATGAAACAGGTATTGAAATTGATTGGAGGGGTTATCTTCTGTTCAATAAATTTATGGAGACATCTAAAGGTGACCCCGATTTAATTTGGAACAAAGAACAATTTGTTAATATGTTATTAACCGATGATGACTTCTACCAAGAGTGGGGTGAGAATTCTTGTGTGGAATTGACTTATGAAGAAAGATATAAATATTGGTTTTCGCATAACTATGAAACAGGAATGGAGTATTATCCTGATAATGTTCCCGATTTTGATAATGATTATTATGAACCAACACCAAAAAGAAAATTAAAATAAAATGGAATTAAGTGTAATGGAAAGGTATGTTGCATTCATCTGTAGTGAACTACCAAAAACAAGAAGAGTATTATTAAACCCCCCACCTCCAATGGAAAACGGAGAGTATGGGTATAAGAGAATGAGTAAAATCGGACCTCACGTTTATATGGAAACAACGATTGAGATTGTTGAGACATATACTCGTTCTGCTAAGTTGTGTGTCAAATTTGAGGATTATCAAATGAACGATATATTCTATATGTCCCGTCATAAGGGACCGGATAAACTATTAGAGGAAATTGACAAGAAGATTGATAAGATTGTTAATAGAACCTTGATTGATGATGGAAGACAAGAATGGGTTAGAGAACAATATAAAATCAAGAGTGATGATTTCCCATTATTTAAGTTTCGTCCGGGAGTTGAGGTTGATGTCTATGGTGATTTGTATGAGAAGTATGAGAACAAATATTACAAAGGACAGGCATTTGGGTATAAAAAACTAAATGACAATGAGTTTTCACCTGACCTAAAATTATCACAAGAAGAATTTATTGAGAAGTTAAAAACCGACGAGGAGTTTAATAAAAAGTGGGGTGGTATGAGAGAAAATATTTTAGAGTAATGGATAAAAAATTAGAAAGTGATTGGAAATCTTATTCTGAAACATTATCTTTGTCCAAAGAAATATATTTGGAAGTATTTGGTGAGCCAAAGACCCACGCAGAATGGGCGGATAGTTTCAATAAAGTAGGAAGAATAAACAGATTAATAATAAAACACGCAAATGGCAAAATACGAGAATAAAAACAGAAAACCCCACTTAGGATTACTAAATTTTGAGGGTGACACATTCAGGGCATACAAACTTGGTGTCTCTGATTACGTAATCGTGGATGACCAACACGAGATAATTGAATTTACCAATACAAAAGGTATAATCTACATTATGAATGGGGGAAAAACTCTAACAACTAGTTACGGGAGAACATATACCATTCCAAACGAACACGAGAATGCAAGACCATCTGACGAACAATTAAGAAGTTTCTTGGGATTGTCTTCTTTGGAAGAAGAAGAAGATGATTTGGAACTTTGGGAATCCGTTAGATATAGAATGGATGAAGAAGGGTTTGACTATTGTTTTGAGGGCTATAGTCATTGGGAAGAAATCAAAGATGAAGAATTCCACCGGTTGAGAAAAGAGTTTTTAAGAACGATGGAAGAACTAAGAAACTATATTGAAAATAAAGTTGATGAAGGAAGACAAAAAGAGTGGGATGGTGAATAATCCACAAGTAATTCACGATGAATTGTGGGACTATTATAGTGGTTTACCAAACCCGATGTGGTATCAACATATTGAAGAACTAAAAGATTAGGAAGAAAATACAAGTGATAGTGATGATACTGAAATTACTACTCAATAAAATAAAACGAAAAAGAAAAAGTATATGGGATTTATAGATAATTTAATACAAGAAGGTGAAGACCAACTCAAACATTATAAAGAAACAAAAGAATCTTTTTTATCTGACCCAAACATACCAGAGAAGTTAAAAGAAGCCTATATTGGTTTAGGTGAAGCTTTAAAACCGATGCTAGAGTTATTATATAAAGAAAAAAATAGAAAACAAAATGAATAAATTAGATAAACAATATACAGACCTACTTCAAGATATTCTTGATAACGGCACCCCTAAATCTGACCGTACTGGTACAGGAACAATCTCAGTATTCGGAAGACAAATCAGACATAAAATGTCAGAAGGTTTCCCATTACTTACGACCAAGAAGATGCCATTTAAAACAATTGTAACAGAACTACTTTGGTTCTTACGAGGTGATACCAATATTAAGTTTTTAGTTGATAATAATTGTCACATTTGGGATGGAGACGCTTATAAACGATATGAAAATAGTTATGCTGCTTGGGTTGGAAATTCTTCGTGGTCAAATAATGCTGAGCCTTGGGATATGGAAAACTTTATTCGACTAATAAAAGAAGACGAGAGGTTTTGTTCCATATTTGGTGAGTTAGGTCCAATTTACGGAGCACAATGGAGAAATTGGGATGGTTATCATAATGCAATTGGTGAAGATAATAGATTCATAAAAAATATGAATGGTATAGACCAAATCCAAAACCTAATCAATGACCTTAAAGCGAATCCAGACAGTAGAAGATTGATGGTTAATGCTTGGAATGTTGGAGAATTAGACCAAATGGTTCTTCCACCTTGTCATTATGGATTTCAAGTTTATACAAGAGAGTTGAGTGAAGATGAGAGATATAATCTACTTTCAGATAATGAAAAGAAAAGTTTTATAGTTGCAACCAACCCTGAAGTAAAATATGGTGAAGAAGTAAAATATACATTAGACACATTCTATAAACATATACCAACCAGAGCAATATCTTTAATGTGGAATCAACGTTCAGTAGATACAGGATTGGGTTGGAGTTTCAATATAGCGTCTTATTCATTACTTTTAATTATGTTAGCAAAACAAGTTAATATGATTCCGGATGAAATAATATGTAATTTAGGTGATGTTCATCTTTATTCAAATCATATTGAACCAATTAAAGAACAATTAGGTAGAGAACCATTTCCACTACCAAATGTTACATTATCAGATAGAATTGTTAATGATATTTCTGAATATACTTTAGAAGATATTAGATTGGAAAATTACCAATCTCATCCAACCATAAAGTTACCACTATCTAATTAATTTTTAGGACTACCCTTTAACTTTTAACATTTTAATGATATTTATATTAAAAGGTAGTCCTATGATTGGTATTTATAAAATTACAAATAAGAATAACGGTAAATCATATTTTGGTTCATCAAAGAATATTGAAACCCGATGGTTAACTCATAAAAATCAATTAAAAAATGGTATACACCATAATATATATTTACAAAGAACTTGGGATAAGTATGGTGAAGACATTTTTGTTTTTGAGATTGTTGAAGAATGTGATATAAATATTTTACTTGAAACCGAGCAGAAGTATTTAGATTCTAATCCGGAATATAATATTGGGTTAACCGCTAGCGGTGGTGATAATATTAGTAAAAATCCAAATAAAAAGGACATTATTAGTAGAATAACTAAATCGGTTAAAGATAGGTATGATTCTATGACTGATGATGAAAAAAAAATGAAACATTCTCAACCTATGGAACAAAACCCAAATTGGAGAGGTGGTACAAGTTTCAAATATTGTGAATGTGGTAATAGAATAGGTTATGGTAACATTTGTTGTAGTAAGTGTAGACCAAGAACTGAAAGTAATAATCCTTTTTACGGAAAAAACCATACAGAAGAAACTAAAAATAATTTAAGAGAAAAAAGATTGGGTGTTTATAACGGAAACCAAAATATCCCAATAATAATTGATAATGTTGAATATAGGTCTTCAGGTGAAGCCTCAAAGATACTTAATATCCCAATGGTTACAATTCGTTGGAGGGTTAGAAGTAATAATAAAAAATTTAATAATTACCAATATAAAGAATAAAAAATATGGAACAAAATATAAGAAAATATACCCACGAAGAAAGAACAGAATTGTTAAAACAAGCGATGGGGGAAGAAAGATATAATAAAGCGGTCGATGAGTTAATGCCGTTTGGTGGTGGTATGAGTGAATATTACGACTTTTATAAAATACCTTATAACGTAATAGAACCTTTAAGCAATTAAAAATGTTAATTCATATTCAGACACAGGAATTAGAAAAAGAGTTTATAAATCCGGTTAAAAATGGGTTTGTGTCTCATCCGGCAATTGATTACCAAACAAATGCCATCCACGCACAATACGAAGGAAACGATGTTATCATCTTTAACTTCAAAAAGTATGGATGGTTAAACGATAACAGATTTAACACCTACAACCTATCATTAGGTTCAGCAGGTATAACAATTGAAATATTATTATGAAAAGTCCATTAACCGGAAGAGAAATGAAACTAATGTCGGAACCATCCACATTAACTTACAGAGGAAAACAATACAATGTGAATCACCACTTCTACCTATGTGAATTGTCAAACGAACAATTCACAACAACAGAGTTAGATGAAATGAATTTATTAGAACTAAACAAACAAGTTAAATTAGATTTTTTAGAAGAGAGTGGTCTTTTAGAGGTTGACGAAAGAAAAATAAATATAGCAACCTTATATGAAGGTAAAGATAAACAATATCTTAAATAAAAAAAACCGACGTAATGTCGGTTTTGTTGTTTTATGCTAAACCTAAATCAGAACTTGTCATAACCGAAGCTACTTTATCTTGATTATATAAATTTGTATTTTTTCTATTGGAAATAGCTTGTTTAATTAATTCTTCATCAGATTTACCTGATTTAACACCATCCTCTAAACTTTTTGCAAATTTCTTAAAATATCCGGGACCGTTCCAGCTAGCATATGCGAAGTGCATTAATAATCTATCATTATTTTCAACACGTTCTTTAAGTTCAGGGGAAAAATAATTTTTTGAATTGTTATCGTATTGATGTTTCATTATTTTTGCTGCTAAAGTTTTTAATTTGTCTTCTAAATGACCACCTCTGTAAAGCCATTTCCAAGTTTTACAAAACTGTTGCATACCTAAATCAGTTTTTTCTTTATCAATAATTCTAAAAAACTCCTTACCTTCAGGTGTACTTTCAATATTACCATTATATCTATCAAGACCAAACATAGTTTCTGTTGATTTACCCATTCCTTTAGTTTGATGACCACATTTAGGGTTCCAGTAACCACCTTCAAATTCATCAATAACTTTTTTGGTTACCTTTTCCCATTTAGAATCTACAGAACCTGAACTTGTGTCATTTAAAAATGACTCATCATCTTCTTCTGAATCAGTTTTATCTAACATTTTAAGAATTGAGTCAGCCAATCCTTTTAGAATATCACCCGCACCCTGTTCATTAATATTATATAATGATTTAATTTCATTTTTTTCTTGTTCTGTGATTATAAATTTTTTGGACATATGAATTTTTCTTTTATTATAAATACTAACAAACTTTAATATATTTATAAATATGAAAGTAATTATTAAACATATTGATTCTGATGTTCCAAAAGAAAATTACGAATTCTACAATGACTTTATAAAATATCTGCAAAAAATAAAACCTTTGAAACACGATATTACTATTAAGTTTGTTGGTAAGAGAGAAGGTGATATGACTACCGGTCAAAGAAATTCTAAAAATGAATTATTGGTATTATCTAAAAATAGAATGAATAGAGACATTTTAAGAACACTTGCTCACGAATGGGTTCACGAATATCAACGAACAATTTTAAACCGAGATAAAGGTCCGGATATTGGTGGAAAAAATGAAGACGAAGCCAATTCAGAATCAGGTTCAATTATTAAGAAATACGAGAAATCACGTCCTAATAATGAAAAAAAGATGTATGAATAATCACACACCTTTTATATACACCCAATTTTTTTGATAGTTTTTATTGTTAACACAGAACGACGCATATCCATTAACAATTGGTCTCCCGGTGTTATAATAACCACAAACTAATTTCCAATTACCATACCTTCTATGTAACTGATGAAGTAATTTCATACTAGTTTGAATATTAAGTTCAATATTATTCTTTAGATTTTTTTTAGATATTGTTTGATTATGAACATCATTTGCCGTTGCCGGCATAATTTGCATTGGACCTACAGCTCCGGCGTAAGAAGTTTGACCCGGTTTATATTTCCAATCGAATGGTCCTTTGTATCTTGTTTCTAAATAAGCCACGTTGAAGGCGATGTGTTTTGGTATTTCGTAGATATCTGAATAATGGTCTATTAACTCATACATCTTTAACGGAGTTGGGGAACTCAAATCTGAGTTCCCCAATTTAGAAAGTTCGATACTTGGATTTTTCTCCACTTTATTGTTCATAATTTTGAACGAAGTTGTTAATACAATCGTCGACAGAATTAATGTCGTAAATAAGATTATTCCACGTATTTTCATAGTTTTTATTTTATAGTTGATGTCGTAACAGTATTGTTTTGACCCCATACGTTTTTGGCGTATAGTTTAAAAATAGTTTTCCCAATTGAATCTTGGTATATACTATAATTACCTGTTTTTTTCTCAATGACTATCAAATGGTTATTTTCATCAATCGCCAAATTAACTTCTGACTTAACAATTGTTTTAACTTGAACCTTCGATGATTTGTCTTTATTGGTCATTTGGTTGTAAAAATTCCCAAGAAAGAATGATGCGGTTATGGCACAGATAATGATACCATAAATGACTCCGTTTTTAAATAACTGTGATAATTTCACTTTCAAATTTTTTAATTTTTCGTTCATATTTTTAAGTTTTAATGTTTTAACAAAGATATGAATAAAAAAATAAACTAACAACTTTATTAACAGAAAAAAGTTAGTACCTCATTACGAGATACTAACTACTTCTAAATCAAAGATTAAGTTTTTACCAGCAAGTGGGTGATTTGCGTCTAATGTTACGGTTTCTTCATTTACCGCAACAACTTGAACGTTAACCGGTCCTTGTGGTCCCATTCCTTGTAAAGATTCTCCTACTTGAATACCTTCAGGTACGTTTGTTTTTGGAACTTCACTGATAAATTCAGGTTTTGGTTCTCCGTAAGCATCTTCCACTGAAATTTCAACAGTTTTTTTATCTCCTTCAGACATATCAATTAATCCGGCCTCAAATCCTTTAATAAGTTGACCTAAACCTAACTCAACATCTAACGGCTCACGACCTTCCGCAATTGATGTATCGAAAATTGTTCCATCTTCTAATCTCCCTGTGTAATGTACTTTTACTTTACTTGTTGTTTCTACTTTTTTCATAAAATTAAATGTTTTTGATAATTATAAGATTAATAAAAATAAAAATCAAACCTTGTTGATTAAAAAACTAATTATTCTTATAATTATAATTAATAATTAACCCCTTAAAACCTTTATAACTATATGTCAAACGAAGAACACGTTGAGGAAATGTACTATTTTGCTCATATTTCAGGAGTATTTAAAGAATTCTCAAATGAAGTAACTAAAATTAAAAATAATGACCCTAAAAGAAATTTATCTGAGGTTGTTCAAGACGTGTTTGATGAATTTGTTAATGGAGGGTTAATTCATTCAGACACTCATTTATTTATTTAATGTCAATTGTTGACGTTATATGAATATTTTCTTTAATTCCCATATATTTCCAACTTTCATAGGATAAGTGATTCATCCCATCCGGAAAAGTATCCCTACATAATTCAGGGTTGGTAGTAAGTAACTTACAATCGACCGTGAATGATTTATTATTGGTTGAATATTTAATAAAATTAACCACAATCTCACTACCTTCCCCAAAAAGTAATTCAAGGTCGCTTTTTAATACGTTATTGATAAAAAATTCAAATGGTTTCTTCATATTAATAAATATAGGTGTAAAAACCAGTATTTTCAATTGAGCATTTGATTTATGTAAATTGATTATTTATTATTAAAGAAAAAAAACTATGTATTTAAATGTAATCTTAACAATTTTTGTAATTGTCCAAATAGTGACAATGGTATTAATCTACAAATGGTGGGATAAGTATGGTAGAAAACTTTTCACATCATTTACTGATATAAAAAAAGTATTTCCGTCTAAAATGATGGATTCTGTTAGCACGAGCGGGATTAAAGGTCCAAATCCATTTGGGAACATTCCGGATATGAGTGTTATGATGAAACAATTGGAAAATATGACCAAAAATATGGGTAAAAAGTAATAATGGACGTTTTTCAGATTCATCAAGAGTTCAATTGGGTAAATAAAGCATTATTTTCCTCTCAAACTAATACACATATTGAAAGTAGTATTAAATTATTCAATAATTTTATGAATAAATGGCGTTTTGATATGACTGAAGACCTGAAAATCACTTTTGATAGAGATTTTCTAAAAAATTGTTTGTATCAGACAGAAAATGTATTATCTTTGTAAAAAATATTAAAAATGGAACCAGAAAAAGACATATTCGACGAATGGGCGGAAAAAAGAGACAAAGAATCGTGGATTGTAAGAAAATTACAATTTATCCCATTATGGTGGAATCACGATGGTCAATATTACCACAAATACATCAAAATGGGAGTAAAAAATCTAATTTATTGGTTTCCAATCATATGGAAAGACCGAAATTGGGATAGTCATTACATCTTTGATATAATGAAACACAAATTATCAGGACAAGCCGAATATATTGGACGTAGAGATTTACATACCCGAGCACAAGAAGATGCTAGTAAAATGAGATTGTGTGTGAAATTGATGGGGTTGGTTCAAGATGAGTTCTATTCTTCTGAATATTCAGATTTTCATAAAACTAAACATTGGTTTGAACCTGTACCGGGTGACGAAAGATTATCATCTTGGGAATCACGATTATTAGAAGAAAATTTTGATGATTACTTTAAAAAATATCCACTAATCTACAAAAGAGTATTAAATGGTGAAGGTGTTTTTGGTAGAGAAGGTCGTGAGGAAGATAAACAAATTATAGCAATGAATATTGCTCACATTAATCACGATAGAGCGAGAAAGTTGTTATTCAAAGTAATGGAAGAGAACATCGAGAGATGGTGGGACTAGATTATGAGCACATTTGATGAAGTACGGACCAAAGTTACCGAAGAACTCAGAGGTAATTTGACTGTTGAAGAATATAAAGAGTTAATCTCACTTGAATATGTTTTAACTTGGGGTTATGATAATCCGGAAGATGAGGAACGTTATAAAGAATTAAGAATTAAAAAAAAATAAGTTATGTGGAAAGTTTATGGAATAATGTTTTTAGTTGTTGTTGTAATTGTGTTTTTTTGGGTTAGAGGTATTGATAATATGATGAAAAATCATCCTGACTATAAGGGTGAGGATTGGTTAAATTGGGGGGACGATAATGACGACTTTAAAAAAGAAGACGAAAAAGAAAAAAAATAGAAATTATGAGAGTGACACTTTTGTCAGATACACACAACAAACACAAACAAATAACCGGTGATTTACCGGGAGGTGATTTGTTGGTACATAGTGGAGATTTAACATCTATGGGTTACGAGCACGAAATCAGAGAGTTCTGTAAGTGGTTCAACAACATAGAAGGTTATACTCACAAGGTATTCATCGCCGGAAACCACGATTGGGGATTCCAAGACAACGTTGATAAGGTAAAAGAGATATTAGATTTCTACACCGGAATCACATATCTTCAAGATAGTGAATTAGTAATCAAAGTTGGTGATGAAAGAGAAGTTAAAATCTACGGTAGTCCTTGGCAACCTTGGTTCCACGATTGGGCGTTTAACCTTCAAAAAAATGGTATAGGTTTAGCGGGTAAATGGGAAGGAATCCCTGATGATACTGACATCTTACTTACTCACTGTCCGGCATTTGGAATATTAGACACCGTTGACGGTAGAAGACACGATAATTTGGGTTGTGAGTTATTAGTTGAAAGATTAGAGAGATTAAACGTTAAACTTCATAATGTTGGTCATATCCACACCGGATATGGTTACGTTAAAAAAGGAGACACACATCACTTTAACTCTGCGGTTTTAGATGAAAGATATATCTACACTCAAAAACCAATGACTGTTGATTGGAATCCGGAAACAAACGAAGTAGAGTTTGTGTAATAAAAAACCCCCTTAATTGGGGGTTTTTTTATCCATTCATAATCTGTTGTAATCTTGCCATAATTCTCCTTTGTTGTTCTTGGAGTTTGTTAATTCTGGCTTGTTGTTCTTGGTTTAGGTCAATACTTTCACCTTTAATAGAGGCGATTTCATTAGCAATACTATCATAACCATATGTTAGATTACTATACTCTTGGGCTTTTTGTTCTTCGTTCATACAATAATTATATCTGTATAAATTTAAAAGTAAAACATATTGACTTTTTATCTTAATATTGTATATTTATTACCAATGAAACGATATGAATTATACACGCCGAACAATTATATTACTTAACAAGTAAGTCCCTATTTTATTTTAGGGACTTTTTTTTGCCCATACGTAAACAATTAAAATTAAATATAAAACTATGAAACAAACAAAAACTTACCACGAATTGGTACAAAAATTAAGAACATTCTTTGTAACAAAAAATTTTATTGAGGTTCCGACTCAATCAAGATTATCCATTTTAGCAGCTTGTGAAAATCCGTATTCAGTTAAAACATTTGAATATGGGGGTGAAATTTGGCCGTTACCACAAACCGGACAAATGTGGTTGGAATTGGAATTATTGAATAATCCTGAATGGGATGGGGTATTCTGTATTTCAACATCATACAGAGAAGAGAAAAATCCAATCCCGGGTCGTCACGAATTAATCTTTCCAATGTTTGAATTTGAATCAAAAGGAACAATGGAGGATTTGGTTGCGTTAGAACTTGAATTACTACAATTTTTAGGGTTCGATTCGCCTGTTGAGGTTAATTATGAAGATGTGTGTGAAGAATATGGTGGTGTTATAATATTGGAAGATGAACACGAATCAAGAATGTGGAAAGAAAAAAGTGAGGTTATTTCTCTACAAAATTTTCCAATCAGAACAAACCCATTTTGGAATATGAAACACGATTCAGATAATATCTTCAATAAGGTTGATGTTATTCTTTTCGGTCAAGAAACTATTGGTTCCGCTGAAAGAAGTTGTGATGTTGAAAAAATGAGAGAGATGTTCTACACGATTGAAGGTGGTGGTTACTGTTCAAAATTATTTGAATTATTCGGTAAAGAAAGAGTTGAAAAAGAGTTGGAGGAATTTTTATCTTTAGATTTCTTTCCAAGATTTGGAGCGGGTATTGGTTTAACAAGATTAGCTAGAGCTTATGAATTAAATCAAAAAGTTTTGGAAGTTGTGGAATAATTTATTACCTTTGTCCTATGAGTAAAGTAGTAAAAGAAATAGGAAAAAAATGGGAACAAGTTTATGACGACATAGACGAGACAATTATTTGGAGATATGACACTTCAAAAAGTACATTTGGACCGTATGAGGTCGAAATAAAATATAAACGACCGGTGGTTAAAACCAAGAAGGTAACAAGGAAAGTCACAATATAGTGACTTTTTTTGGTTTATAAAATATTTATGAATTATGGAACAAACAAGAATGTCAGAAATTAATCAACTATTTGAGGAAATTAAAAGTCAAACTACATTGAAAGAAGTTAAACCTTTATTGGTTGAATTGGAAGAAATAATTACCAAAAAAGAGGAATCAATTCAAAATAAAGTCATCCAACTACAAGAGGAGAACAAACGTCTAAGTCATCTGTAACATCCGGTAACAATTCTACACCAAAAACTAATAACTCCACAACACCAAATTATAATAACTCCACAAGGAATCAGGTGGGGTATACCCATAATTCACAACTTAAGGGGTGTAATAACTAAATTTCACCAATTATACCTAATTTTCACGATTTACCAATATAACTTAAAAAAAAATGAAATAAATACTTAATCTGATTATTTGTTGATATTTATTAGTAACCAAATAAAGTAATTATGAAAAACCT